CAATACTGCCGTCCTCTAATATCTGTACTTGTCCATCTTCTCCTAGGACTGGTACAGGGTAACTTATAGTATAATTGCTCAAAATTGATCTCCTTATGAGTAAATGAACTTAATGGACAGGTTAGTACCTGGCCCAGATATTATGTCAACAGTTATTTCATCCGCAGGCCCCACTACAACTCCCGCAGTAAAAGCAGCTTCAATGAAGGGAGCCGCGGGGGGTATAACAAATTGCTGAACCTCAGCACCACTTCGCACCACAGAAAATATTAGAGAGGCACCAGAAGGTTGATCAACTTGTGCTCGTATCTCATGTAATGTTATCGTTTGTTGAGGTTGAAATAACTGTGTTCCAGTTAGTGGTCCTGTAAACTGTCCGGCTCTAACCAAGTAGAACGCATTGGTTCTCTTTAAGTTATACCATATAGTTCCTTCCCACACATATAAAACGCCTGTGTCTTGTGCAAAAGATAAATCCCCTAAGTTCCCTATTGCAGGAAAAGAGTTTCTAGTTGCATATACAACGGCAGGACTAGGAGTAGGCGTAGCTTCCCAAGTATCTGTGTTCCCGTTATATTTTAATACATCCCCATTATTGGGGGTTGTTGGTATTGAAACATTAGATAGGTCTTCTAATGTATCCACATTAGATGTACCTACTATTGCTAATTCAAATTTATTTGTTCCAGTATCGTATATTAATCCTTGACCTTGAGTAGCTCCTACAGCATTCACATCTGTTAAGTCTGTTAGTGCAGCCGCGAACTCTATAGTTGTAGGAACCCACTTATCTTGATCATTGTATACTAAGTACTGCCCTTCTGTAACTCCAGTCAAATCTACGTCTGTTAATTCTGATACGGCTGTTGCTACGGTTCCGGGCTCCCACTCACTACTTGTGGAATTATACTGCAGGAATTGATTATCAGTAACTCCCTCTAGATTTACATCGGTTAAGCCATCTAAACTAAACTCATTATCTACTGCGCTCCATTGATCCCCAATAGTATTGTATACTAGTATCTGACCTGTAGTTGGAGTAGATACACTGCTACCCATATTACTTAAAGAATCAAGAGCTCGTTCAGGTATACCCGCCTCCCACTTAGAGGTACTCTCATTCCAAATTAAAGTTTGAGATGCTGTAGGAGCTACAGTAGTATCTATATCTGATAGATTAGTAGTTGCTAAAGTCCCATTTGACCATATTCCTTCAGAGTATAATAAAAGATCGTTGTTTTCAATGTCAGCTAAACTAATATCTGTTAGGCTGGGAAGAGACACATCTCCAGGAGACCAAGTACTAGTAACACTATTATACTGTAGGTATTGTCCATCTGTAGGAAATAATGTAAAAGTGTCTACATCTGTTAAATCTCCGATACCTGCAATAAGTGACGCAGTGCTATCAGAGTCAAGGTCAATATTACTAGTATTAGAACTTACTAAAAACTCGGTTTCAGATATAGCTCGTCCTATCTTTCCGAAGCCTGTAGCTCCAGGGAATAAGGTTCCATCTACAGCTACGTAGTAATTAGCTCCGGGTATAAGCCCTGATAGTGCAGAAACAAAACCAGAACCTGTAATAATAGTAGTAGTATCTCCAGCTAAGTAAGCACCCTCTGAAATACCTACCCAATCTGCGGCCTTGCTAGAAATAGATATATCATTCAAATTATAAGTTATTGCCTGATATCCTGTAGAGTATACTAATCTAGTTTTAAAGAGGGATGCACAGCTGCCTACACTTGAAGTAGTCTCACTTGCTAGTAGAATTCTCGATGCGATATCAAAAACTCTGAAGCCCTTATTAGACCCGTATGTTACAACTAAAGTTTTTTCATTGGCAGAAAGAGACTTCTGCCCATAGTCTAAGTAAGCAGACCCAGAAGTATATAAAAGTGTGCCCTCCAGCAGGCTATGAATGTATAGGTAGCCTGAATAAGTACTAGCTACAATTAAGTAATTACTATTTATTGCGATAGTATCTGCATTCGTATGAGGTACTTCTATAGTACTTACTAAATTATAGGCATAATCATATATATAAGCAGTTGCAGAATTAAACCCGTCCTGTAAGACATCATATATAAGGATTTTACTACCGTCATCAAGCATAGCTACTTGTGTACCAAAACTTCTAGAATTTACGGCAGAGGAATTAGGGTGTTCAAAAGTATGTACTAAGTCTCCTGTATACGCATTAAATAAGAACGCCCTACCTAGAGATGCATTAGTAATAGGGTCTCTATAGTTTTTGTCCCCTACTAAGAGGAAGTTTCCTTGAAAATCTATAGATTTTTGGTGATACCCAAAGCCATTTGAAGTAGTTCTAGAGGGTTCGGGGTGCTCAATTGATCTTAAGTACTCTCCAGTAGTTCCTTTATATATGTGTACCTTACCTTTTCCATTAGCATAGGGGTTCTCAGCTGCTATAATAGCTACTAAGTCACCGTTTGTGGCAACAGTATTACCAAACTGCTGGTAGATATAGCTAGTAGGAGGATATAGTACCTGTAACAATTCTCCAGAACTAGCACTATATATAAATGCTTTTCCTGTATTTGTAATTCCTGGTAGGTCAAATTCAGGATTACCTGCTACTACTAAATCTTCATATATATCAATTGATCTACCGTAGCCAGCAAGCGATATATCGGGAAAGAAGTCATTTTCGAATACTGCAGCCCCTGTTATTTCCTCCGTACCCCGTATTTGAGCCACTTTAGAGTTATTAGTTATATAGACGGGCTCGCCCGCAGCAATAGAGCCTTCAGCCTCTATATTTATAAAGTTTCCGAAAACATTTCTAGCTACTGTCCACTCAAGCGCTTCACCGTCCCATTCAAGAATATCTCTATCAGTTTTAAATACATTTGTATTTACATCAGTTAATTCATCGAGAGTTGATACTTGGGAAAAAGTTTCAGGCACCCACTGTGAGCCGTTCCAAGAAAGACTTTGCCCAACAGCTACATTAGAAATACTAACATCATTTAAGTCATTAAAAGCAAAAACATTAGAGTACCCAATATCGGTAGCTTCCCATTTTCCACTAAAAGAATTAAATACCAGAGCTTGAGTATCTTCTGGAGGTGTATCAATCAAAGATACATCGTCTAATTCAGTTATACTAGTTACAGTAGATACGAACTTACCTTCCCAGAATTGACCATTCCAGGTTAAAGCATGAGAGGGGGTAAGACCACTAGAAAAATCTACGTCGCTAAGGTCTGGCATAGTAGATACGCCAGAAATACTGCCCAATATTAATAGTTGTTGACTATTTGTTGCAATACCTACTAAGCCATAATCAGTTGTATCTGTCGTTAGTGTACCGTCAAAGTTCGCGTAGTAATAGGTAGCAGGAACTAATCCTGAGTATACGAATGGAGTAAGCCCCCCAAGAATAACAACTTCCCCAGTCTCTCCTTGAGTCATAGTACCCGCTGCGATACCTATCCACTCACCTGCATCAGAACTAATAGCAGATTCACTTACATCGAATAGATGTACAGCTCCACGATCAATTGCAGGATTTTGCTGACTACCAGCGCTGAGATCACTATAAGGGGCGCCTGCTATAGCTTTTCCTGCGGGGGTTATAGCAACAGCCGCTCCCATTCTTTCTCCGGAAGGAGATACATTGTATCCAGGGTTATCAAAACCTCCATAATAAACAGGGGGAGTAGCATTAGAGTATACATGAATTTTTCCGGAATCAGGATAACCATCTTTGCCAGTTTCTGAGCCTATTACTATCTGGTACTCCCCAATAGCTACGGAAACGCCAAACCTATCACCTATTGCTTCTGGGCTTTGAATAGTATGTAGTAGGGCCCCTGTAGTAGCTGAAAAGATATAAACTATGCCTTGATTTGCATTGTATCCAGGTGCTCCGACTATTATTTTTTCTGGCCAGTAAGCTAGTACTGTTCCGAAGCCTTCTGAATCAATATTAGGATTTACTAAAGTTGCGATACTAGCAGTAGTTACACGATTTCTTATATAGATTCTACCAGTACTTAGAGTACCTCCGGTGTCCTCGGAGGGAGCAGAAATAATTACGGACGAAGGCGTGATACTAACTACAGAACCGAAAGCATCTCCAGCGGGGGTACCCTCATCGTTAGAATTTTCAAATATTTTACTAGGAGGAGCAATTGGCCATTCCTCTTCCTCTATGTCATAAGGGTAGCCATCAAGGTCATTAAAATCATATAAATAGGCTCTTCCCGTATTAAAGCTAGTAGGGCTATCGTAGCCGGGTGACCCGATTAAAATGGCAGTGTCATCTATAGATACAGACGCTCCGAAGTTGTCATTTGCATTTTGATTAAAGGGGCTAGGTATTATGTATACTAAACTACCCGTAGATATTCTAAAAACATATACTATTCCTGTCTGCACGGCTCCATTTATTGTTCCCTTAGGCGCACCTACTGCTAGGTAATCTCCGTAAATACTTATAGACTCTCCAAAGTATTGATTGGAAACATCTGCAATAACTTGGTAGCCCTCACGCGGGGGATAGAAAGTTCTAACAGGAGAGTTAGTAACTGCATCATATACAGTTACAACTCCGAAGTAACTTCCAACACCCTGTGCTGAGACTCCTGGAGCAGAGACTGCGTAATAATCACCCTGATGTGTAATAACTGAGCCAAATAACGCATAGTTACTTGGTACAGGTGCAGGTATACTTGCAAGGAATGCGCCAATAGATACTTCTACATTTTTAAATTGTCCTGTATTTCCATATAGTACTATGCTTCCTTCAGTTATATTTTCGGAAGCTACTCCTGTAATTCTCTGTCCTTCAGGTAAATCTGCTGGTCTCCATGTTGCCCCATCGAATTGTAGTACTTGATCTTCTAAAGGTGGGATAGTATCTAAGTCTACGTCTGTTAAATCATTTATTATAGCTACATTACTAGACCCCGTAGCTGCATTAACCCATGACTGGGCTACTCCATTCCAAGTTAGAACTTGCCCTGACTGAAGTAAATTAGGTACTGGTAAAAATACATCATCCAGCTCTCCAATATTTGAGACCCCGCCAGAAACTGCGCCTGTTACCCAGCCTGAACCATTCCAAACTAATCCATCTCCAACTTGTGGGGTAACACTTGTTACGTCGTTTAAATCATTAAGTACATTTACTTGATCAGCAGTATTAGACTCTACGTCACCTGTTATAAGTAGTGTATTTGGACTAAGCGCCTTTCCTATAATTCCATAAGGAGAAAGTGTGAGGGTATATCCTCCGTCTACTTGCAAATAATAATTACTGCCTGCTTCCAATCCAAATAAATTTTTTGCTACTCCTCCGAATAGAGTAACGTTCCCAACCTCTCCATCATCAATATCTTCAAACGCTATGCCTATCCATGCGTCAGCATTGGTGGTAATTTGAGAATCAAAAGTTACAACAGCGCCGGAATTAAAATCACTACTAATTGTATTTCTAACATAGGGAGTACCTACATGGTATAAGTCATTAAAGCCCTGACCTCCAATAGCTACTGAGTAACCGAACTGCTCATTAGTAGAGTCCCCATATATATTAGGATTAGAGAAGATAGCTTCTAATTGACCTGAAGTAGCATCCAGTAAATAAGCTTTACCAGCATTAGTATACTTCCCGCCAACATAGCCCTGCTCTTCATAAGTTGCTCCAGCTAAGAGCTTGCCCTCTTTCATATCTACGGACCAACCAAATCGATCTCCGTTTGTAGGGTTATTATAACTATTAGGATTAGTAATTACAGTTCGGAAATCTAGTGTATTCAGATCCCATATAAATACTCTACCCTGGTCATACCCCTCAGGGTAATCTGTATCCGAATCATAAGATCCGATAGCTAAAAGATTTGGATAAACTTGATCCCACTTTAAAGCACTTGCGAAATTATAACTATAGCCGCCACCTAATCCAGGATTTGCTATATAGGCTACTTGTACAGGATCGATTTCCTCGTCAGAAATATCAAATATATATACGCCACCTTTGGTAGAACTTGGCCCTTCGTTCTTGCTCGCAACTGCAAGGTATTGTCCAGTACTATTTAAAGCTACTTTCGTACCAAACTGGTCATTATATGAGCCGCCGGTCTCATTAGGATTTGTTATAATATGAGGAAATTGAGCCTCGCCAACAGCAGGAGACGGATTAACTATGTATACTACTCCGCTATTGATAGCTATGTTGCCAGAATCAAAGGGAGCTCCGACTGCCAGTCTTTCACCTCCAAGAGATATTGAGTGTCCAAATTGACTGTTATTGGGGCTATAAGACTGTACGGACCCAAATGTTGCTAGGCCGGGGTGTACTACTTGGCTAGTTATAGCATTAGTAGTACGATTATAAAGATATACTGCTCCAGTATTATAGTTTGCTCCTGAATCTTCGAAAGGTGCACTAATCGCAAATAAGTTGCCATATATTGCTAGGCTAAATCCAAATCTATCATTTGCTGGGGAGGCATTTATATTATTATTATTAATAGTTGCTTCTAGAAATCCAAGCGCATTATATACATATACTTTACCCGAGTCCAGTTCCCCTGTCTCATCTTCTCTATCCGCCGATACGAGCAGCTTATCAGTACTTGCTGCCATACTGTATGCAAAAAAGTCATTTGAAGCAGTACCAAAAGGAGTTGGATTTTCTTTGTACCAGGCCGGCTGAAAAGGAGACTGGCCTGTTCTACTAACAGAGCCATTCAAATTGATAGAAACTACCTCTCCCTGTAAAATGTCTCCTTCGGCTATAAAGTCTTCAATGCCTCCTGAGTGCCCGTTTCTAGGGTACCATCTATTAATGGAGGAATCCCAGGTAAGTACTTGTAACTCTTTAGGAGGGTAAGAAATAACATTGACATCTACTAAATCGCCAATGAAAGCTGCGACAGCAGTACCAGTAGGTCCAGGAACCCATTTAATTCCATCCCAAAATAAGCTTTCTCCGGATGCTGGTACATTTCCTCCCGTACTTGTATCTACATCTCCTAAAGAGCCTAAACTAATTGTATCAAGACTGGGGGACCCAGGTCTAAAGACGGAGTCAATAGCATTCCATACTAGTGTTTCACCCTCTAAAGGATTATTGCCAAGACTGGTAATGTCTACCTCATCTAAACCGTCTAAACTTGTTACTGTAATGTTCGCAATGAGTTGAGGTTCCCACTTACTTGTAATAGAGTTATAAGCTATTACATCGGCCTCAGTTGGGGCCTGGGTTTGTAAATCTACATCTGTTAAATCATCTAGCGAAGCAACCCTAGATACCGCACCTGGAAACCACTTATCCTCCGCAAGATTATAAACTAAAACATCATTATCTAAGGGCGCAGTCAGTTGCAGGTCTACATCTGTTAAATCATCAAGTATAAATACATTTGAAGTTCCAGTCTGTTGAGGTATCCATTTATCTAAAATAAAACTATAGACTAAAGAGTCTCCGTGCTCTAACCCCGCAGTATTAACGTCGGTTAACTCATTAAGAACAAGAGATCCTTGGGGAATATAATCCGCAAGAGCCCAATTAGCTCCAGTCCATTGTATACTTTGACCAGGAGTAGGGGAGGCTACAGAAGTATCTGTGAGTCCCCCAAACGTAGTAATATTACTATATCCAATTGTTTTTGGAGACCATCTATTATTTGCACTATCCCATACTAATCCTTGGTTATTAGCCGGAGGCGTAGAAACAGTATCCACATCTCGAATATCGTTTAAGTAGCTTACACCGGTCTCAGCGCTTACTACGTTACCTGTAATTAAAAGCTCAGTTTCTGCGGTAGCTTTACCCAAAACTCCGTAGTCTGTTTCGACAAGAGTTAAAAAGCCTCTACCGTCTAAATAATAGTTTTTATTAGTTTCCAGTCCTGATACAAATTTATTAACAGAACCTACTGTTGTAACAAGTACATCTTTATTGTCTGCTACTAGTCTATCTTCTTCTACTATACCTACCCAATTGTCTGCATTACTAGTTAAGTATGAA